GTGGCTGCCATGTTCGGCAACACCAAAGGGTTCAAGCAAACAGAGCCCAATGTGGTGCCTAGTGAAGATCCTGTTGAAGAGGATGACTTCTAATGTTTCGGTCAAAACTAGAGGAAAAGGTTTCTGATCTTCTAGTAGACCTTGGCATTGATGCAGAGTATGAGTCAGAGAAAATTGATTATGTAATTCATCATCGATATACACCTGATTTTAAACTTCCTTCGGGAATATATCTGGAATGTAAGGGATACTGGGATGCTGAAGACCGCCGTAAGATCAAAGCAGTCAAGGAATTAAACCCTGACATTGATCTGCGAATGGTCTTTCAGTCTCCATATAACACTATTAGCAAGAAATCTAAAACCACGTATGCAAAATACTGCGACAAACTAGGCATACCGTGGTGTTCATTCGATCAAATACCACTGAAATGGCTGATTTAGAAAGTCAGTTTGTAAGGCATGTGGAATGTAAGGAGTGTGGTTCATCTGATGGCAATTCATTGTACGACGATGGACACACTTTTTGTTTCGTGTGTCACACCTGGAAAGCAGGTGAAGATTCCCCACCACAACGCTCACAGTCATCAATGTTCGATGAAATCTTTATGCAAGGCTCAGCTGAACGGCTGCAGAAGCGAGGTATTTCACAAGCAACATGTGAATACTTCAAAACCTATAAGGATGGCAACACCCTAAGGCATTACTACTACGAAGACGGAAAACCTGTTGGAGCCAAGGTAAGAACCAAAGGTAAAGAGTTCAAGTGTGAAGGGCAGGTCAAGACCCTGTTTGGTATGCAGAACTTCCGTCGAAAGACCAGCAAACGTGCAACCAAGCTGGTAATCACTGAAGGGGAGATGGATGCAATGTCTGTCTGGGAGGTACAACCCGGTTGGGATGTGGTCTCGATTCCTAATGGTGCACCATCTGCAAAGAAAGCGATCCAACATAACTATGAATGGATCAATGAATACGACAAGATCGTCTTGTTTTTCGATAACGATGAAGCCGGTCAGGAGGGCGCTAAACAAGCTGCCGGTGTCTTACCACCTGGAAAGACTTACATCGGCTTTCTAGAGGCATATAAAGACGCCTCAGACGCTCTACAGGCAGGTGATACTGAAGCAATCAGAGCTGTATGTAATTACGACCACACACAGCACCGTCCAGACGGAATTGTTGAAGCTAAATCCCTACTCAAATTAGTAACTACACCACAACCCCCAGCAGATTATGAATACCCCTTTAAAGGACTCAACCGAAAACTACACGGGATCAGGCTTGGAGAGCTTACAACTATTACTGCAGGATCTGGTCAAGGAAAGTCCAGCGTATGTAGAGACTTATGCACTCACCTTCTTCGCTCGGGAGAGCGGGTTGGTTACTTGGCGCTTGAAGAGTCAAATCGGCGCACAGCTCTCGGAATAATGTCAGCTGCAGTGGGTAAAAACCTCACACTTGGAGAGCACACCCATGAAGAACTTACGGCAGCGTTTGACGCCAGTATTAATAACTGGGGTCTTTATCTTTTCGATGGTTTCGGTTCTTTCGATCCTGATATTATTTATAATCGGATCGAGTATTTAGCATCAGGTTTAGATTGCAAAATTATCTTTCTTGATCACCTATCAATCCTAATGTCAGGTCTCGATGGAGACGAACGACGAATGATTGATCAAACAATGACTCGCTTGCGTTCACTAGTTGAACGTACAGGGATTGCATTGTTCCTTGTATCACATTTGAAACGTGGATCAACAGACTCAGGACATGAAGAGGGCCAAAGAGTATCTCTATCTCAGCTACGTGGAAGCGCAGCGATTGCACAGTTGTCTGACAGCGTCATCGCACTTGAGCGGGATCAGCAATCAGACAATTCAGCTGGCGAAACAACTGTCCGAATCCTTAAGAATCGATACTCAGGGGAAACAGGCATAGCTTGTTCACTTTCGTATAACCTCGATACTTGCTCATTTAATGAAACTCAACCAGACAAAGACTTCGACCCAGCAACTGATTTCTGAATTCCAATCAATGAAGTTGCATAAACCCAATCCGCCTACATCTGAAGCGGTAGAACGTGCACAATTCGTGGACAAAACCTACAAATGGAAAGGGAATTGACTCTTGTATTTGATATTGAAACAGACGGACTAAAAGAAGATGTTACCACCATCCACTGCGTTTCTATCTACGATGCAGAGACAAATAACATCATTTCGTACAACGATAGTGGTGATTCGGAACCGGTTATTAGAGGTGTTCAAAGGTTACACGATGCGGATGTAATCATTGGTCATAACGTCATCTCTTATGACGTACCGGTGATCAAAAAAATCTATCCTTGGTTTGAACCTACGACTGTCATTGACACTTTACTTCTAAGCCGTTTATATCACCCCGACATGATGGGTGTAGACAAGGCTAATAATTGGCCAAACATGCCACTAGGTATGTATGGAAGGCACAGCTTGGAGTCTTACGGATACCGTCTAGGTGAATACAAAGGTGCATTTGGCAAGACATCTGATTGGACTAATTACTCCCAAGAGATGCAGGACTACTGCGAACAAGATGTAAAGGTAACCACCAAACTATGGAAGCATTTCCACAAATACCTGAATGGGTGACTTTCGAGCACCAAATCGCTGAACTACTCAACAAACAGGAGGAACATGGATGGGCATTTGATGAAAGAGCTGCATGGGAGCTTGCATCGTCTTTCAGAAAAGAACTTGAAGAGACTAAACAAATACTTCGAGACAGGCATCCTTACGTCAAAGGCGAGGAAAAAACTCCTAAAAGAAATAACAAAACACAAGGCTATGTACTGGGCGCAACATTCACAAGACTCAAAGAATTAAACCCTTCATCAAGAGATCATATTTCATGGATCCTGCAAACATTTCATGGTTGGAATCCGACGAAACTGACCAATACTGGGAAGCCAATAGTAGACGAGATTACCTTGAAAGAGGCTGTCTCCGATGGGATTACAATTGCCGGGGACTTTCTCAAGTTGCTCAATATTACAAAGATATTGGGGATGATCTCGGAAGGCGCGAACGCATGGCTGAAGCTATGTACGAAGTCTAGGATTCATCACTATTGTTCAACAGGGGCTGCAACTTTTCGATGTAGTCACCGAAATCCTAATTTGGCACAAGTACCAAGTAATGAACGAATTAGAGCATTATTTATTCCTACTCCAGGCCAAGTTATGGTCGGTGCTGATTTGTCAGGGGTCGAGCTGAGAATGCTATCGCATTTCTTATCTAGGTACGATTCTGGGCGATATGCAGAGATCCTCCTCAACGGAGACATCCATCAAGTCAATGCGGACAAGGTGGGCGTTTCAAGATCTCAAGTGAAAACAATCACATATGCGTTCCTATATGGAGCTGGTGATGAAAAAATTGGACACAGTTATGACAAACTTCTTTCATCCAAAGCCGCTAAGAAGAAAGGCAAAGAAATCAAAGAAGCCTACATTGATGCGATTGAAGGACTCCGTGATCTCTTGGTTGCAATTAAGAAGGCTGCAGAGAGAGGATATATCAAAGCTCTCGATGGAAGAAAAATTAAAGTGGATTCGCCTCATAAGGCGTTGAATTTCTGCCTTCAGGGTAATTCCGCCATTCTGGCAAAACGCTGGATGTTAATCAATCACGAAACAGTTAAATCTACCCAGCTGTGTGCATCACAGCTTGCATTTATACATGACGAATTACAATTTGAATGCTCACCAGAACACGCTGACGACCTTTGTTCATCCTTGGTATTTAGCGCAGCAGCAGCAGGAGAGTTCTATAAGCTCAGATGTCCCATTGCAGCGGAAGCCAAAACGGGCACGTCCTGGGGAGAAACTCACTGACAAAAGTCGGCTGGGTGATCTTGCTGAACGGTGGGTCACAACACTATGCGCTTGGAAGGGTGCTGAGGTTTTCCCTAACCTCTCATGCACAGGTAAGACTGATTTCATGATGGTCTACCAAGACAAGACCTACCAATTTGATGTTAAGTGTCGAGTTTGGTATCCATCAGATAATTGCTGGAAATCAAATAACGCCTACAAAGTCAAAGCTCCTGTGTATCCCATCATGGTTACACCAGAAGGTGACATCTCCGAGTGGAAAGTCCAGTGGGCTACACCTGAGCGAACACCACCAGGACTCGAAAACTTTTGGAAGAAATCATCCACTACCGTATGAAACTATTTATCGATGCTGACTTTATTGTCTACAAGAATTGTGCCAGTGCTGAAGACGAGATCGACTTTGGTGATGATGTAATCCTTGTAACTTCTAAATTCAGTGAGGCATATCAAAACGTAAAAAGAGACCTTCAAAAAATAGCTGAAAAATTTTTATGGGATACACCGGAGTTGGTTCTGTTCTTTTCGGATAGCACTAACTTTCGTAAGGAAATCATGCCGGACTACAAGGGTCACCGAAACAGGAAGAAACCTTGTGGTTATAGACGTGTCATCAACAAGCTGAAAGATGAGTACCAAGTAGTAATACTTCCGTCACTTGAAGCAGATGATGCGATGGGGATTTATGCAACCAAGTATCCCGATAGTTGCATCGTGTCACCTGACAAGGATATGAAACAAATTCCTGGTCGATTGTATGACATGAAAGAAGTCACA